AAAAAAATAAATAATTATCCCCTCGTTAAACGCGGGGGTTTTCGATATACAATAACCATCCGCCTGCATGGCACAGGCGGATGTGAGATATTTCATGACTACTATCGGGATTATCTGACATTAGCTGCATACACTCTCCGTATAATAATTGGATCCTACTTATTTCTCAGAAGATTATACAGCATGTCGAACAGCCGTTTCGCTACTCTTGCCACGTCCGTTCTTGTAGCCGGTCTTTCATACGCACCGTCTTGCATGATTCCATTCTCATATGCCCAGTCTAATGCTGGTTTCGCATCCTCTGCAGGAGGTTTGAGTCCCTGTTCATAGTACCAGTCATTGATAATCTTCAGTACATCTTCTTCTTTCGTCATATCGTCTTCCTCTTCCTGTTTCTGTGTAGCGTTCGGTATTTCGATCTCCCAGTAGAATTTAGCCTGATACTGAAATGTGGTAATCACCGCTTTTCTCCGGGATGCTTTCGTTGAATTTGGGTCCATAATCAGAGCTTTGTCACCGTCCACTCCATACCAGAGAACAAAATGGCCGGAGCTGGTCCAGTCGCCTTTCCCCATGCAGGCGATGACCCAGTTGCCGCTCTTTACTGCTTCCAGGGCTTTCGCATTGATGGCTTTCGCTGATCCTGTTCCGTGATATATGGTAGATCCGTTGAGCTGTTTACAGCCGATCCCATAAGCAGCCATCTGCGGCGCAAAGTAGCTGTAGTAGGTCCCTTGATGGAGTGCTTTGTACCCATGTGCCAAGGACCATGCAGCAGTTATTGCCGGTGTCACAGATGGATCTGCCAGGGCTGCGATCACCATCGCCGCGCAGGTTGGTCCGCAACCGGCGGAGCCGATCGTTGAGGATTCTCCCTTTGCCGCATACGATTTACTTTTCCACCGGCTGTCCGTCTGTAAATAATCTACTGGAATGATCGTTTTCGGATCATCTTCGTATAATTTGATTACCATTGTTTTACGGGCGTATCCAGCATACCAATGAGAGTAATCCACAGATCCGGAGATCCCTGGTACAGATCCAGAGGATGTATACTGCCAAGCATCTATCTCTGCCGGATATGTCGGCTTACTGGAAGAGTACTTTGCACACCATATCCTATACGGCAGCTGCAACACATCCAGTTGTTGTTTAAACCAGCTCTCCGAAGCGTAAACACCCGCCTCATATCCCGCCTGCTCAATCCGTTCACAGAACGCCTTAACCGCTGCTGTTCTAGTTGCTTTACTGAGCTTATCGCTTCTGCCGTTCTGAGCGGTATTGGAATATTCTGAGTCAATAAAGATCGGGAAATTCGGAGTATATTCTGAAATATTCCTGAGAACGAAATCAGCCTCTGCGATCCCCTCAGCTGCGCTGATCGCCGTTGTGAACCAGTACACACCGAACGGGATTCCATTGGTAATACAGCCGCGGACATTTGTCAGAAACTGCTTATCCATTTCCAGTGTGCCATGACCATATCCACGGTATCCAAGGCGGATCAGTACGCCGTCGATTCCTTTGACGGCAGCCCAATTGATACTTCCCTGATGGGATGATACGTCGATTACAATTTTACTCATTTTTCTTACGCCTCATGATGTTATCTGCAAACAGCGCTGCCTGAGTAAAAGAATTATTCTTCCACCATGCCCATACACTGGATGCGATGGTAATACAAAGTGTAACGATTTCTGCGATTTGATCATCCGTTACTGGGATGATAGAGTGACCGGTGCTTGTCAGGCCCTGATTAATCAGCGCTATGAGTAATACGACGGTCCGGATGATCGTATCTGTTTTAATGTTAAGTCTGTCCATAGTTTCGCCCTTTTCCTTCCATGAGTTATTAACAGCGTTGGATAGAAAAGGACCGCTGTTCATGCGATTCGACATAATCAACGGTCCTTTTGAAATGGATTTGATATCAGGAGGCAATCACAGTCTTTGCAGTCTGTTCATGCTCAAAATCCCGATAAGCTGCTTTTGTGTCTCTCGCGAACTCCAATGCTGCCGTCATGTCTCCATTGCAGTGAGCATCAGGGAGCCTCTGCACGGCTTCCGCCGTTGCTTCTCCCAGAGATAACGACGCCATGGTCAATTTGATGATCATGGTCTCATTCTTGATCCGCGCCCGTTCTCTTTCTTCCCGCAGCTTATCCCGCTTGTCAATCTTTTTATTAAGCAGTCCGATCAGCACACCAACAATTGCTGTCGGGATCCCCGCAGCGCACAGCGCTGTCCATACGATGGTCCAGGTCACTGTTCTACCTCTTTCCATCCGGACGGATACGCCTCAGGTGACCATACATTGTTGTCAATGGTCGATTCATAAACCTTTCCGTTGTATATGACGCGATCTCCTGTCATATACGGGTTGGTGCTGTCCGGCTGGGTCCATTCACCAATGTCGGTGCCGCCCTGTCCCGGCAGGACCTCCGCAAAGAGAGACGGTGCCGCTGCCGGGTTCCATCCATCCTGCGAGGTATGTTCCTGAAGTACTTTGTACAGCACACCTTCGTAGCGCACGCGGTCACCCGGCAGATAGGTAATCCCTTCCGCGCTCCATGAAGGGAACAGCGCCGGGAAATCGACAGCAGATTCGTCATCCATGACGGTAGCGTTTTCTTCGATCTTTGCGCGATACATGCGCGCTCTTTCAATCAGTTCAGACATGTTACTCCTCCTCTCCCATCAGGATTCTGCCGACTGTCGCGTATTCCTCTGACTGCGACATCAGATCACCCTTCAGGTAAAAGTGACAGGTCAGTGTCCCGTCCGGATTCGTCACAGTCTGTGTACCGGTCAGTGAGGCATTGGCTACTGACTGGACCGTAGTCCCGTCTTTGACAACGGTAAACTCTTCTACTGCTTCCGGGGTCAGCTGCTGCCAGACAGTATTGAATTCTTCTGAATCGGCGCACTGCATGACAATATGACCGGACAGTCCGGATTCCATGATGTCAATTGCGGTTTTATCCTTTAGTATCAGTTGTAAGCTCATAACATACCTCCATTCTCCCAGATCCCCGGGCAAAACAACTTGTAATACAGCTTTGTCATGTTTTGTATTGTATAACAGGAATATTATTTACGCTTTCGCGAAGGTTATCCTCTCCTTCTATCCTGCTGCACTGATTTCACCGGCTTACGGGTTACTCTGTCTCACAGGACAGGATCCCAGCGCCACGCCGTTCGTGTTGTTCGCGTTGTTATTGTTGCTGTTGCCGTTGCTGTTCACATTGCGGAAATTGTTCGCGTTGTTCGCTGACCGCAGCCACCACCACGAACCCGACGAGGCACCATACAGAGAATAACCTGTCACTCGTTAACAGATATTTTTATACCGGGCTTTATCCTTTTTGAGTACACCTTTTATCAGCCGGATTTCCCGGTTTACCAGCGTCATCCAGTATTTCATCACTCTGGTTTCCAGTCCGAAAATTTCATGTGCCGTTTCGATTTGTGATACCAGGCTGTACAGCGTCGCGTTTGCTTTCAGCAGATAATCTCTTCTGAGTTGTACTTCATGGGCGTTAGTCGGATAGATTGAGTTTGCCATGACGACACAGGTATAAATCCGGTTCGCCAGTTCCGCGATCGGCTGGTTGATGTAAAAGGTATACCGTTTCGGAAAAGCCGCGCATTTTTTAATGGTGTAGATCTGTAACTCTCTCGCAGTGTGGATGAATTCCATATCGGATTCACCACGCTTGCTCTTAACCACAGACATAGGCACCACCTCCTTTTAAAGTTCCGGCGGGACAAGCCCGCCGGATTGTTAAGATTTGGGATTAGATACAGAAGCCCAGCGTAACGCCGTTCGTGTAGGCCGCGTTGTTATGGCTGCTGTAGCCGTAGCTGTTCACATTGCGGAAATCGCTCGCGGTGTCCGCTGACCGCAGCCACCACCACGAACCCGACGAGGCACCAACTTTTTTCTTGATACGTGACGCTGCATCTGTGAAACCATCAGAGTAAACCGGTCCACTGGTCTCGTAACTGGTATCGTTGAAAATTTCCCTGTGGGACGGGATCCATACGTCATCTGTGGATGTGACATTATTTACAGCTGTTTCTGACGTGTTGTAAATCCTGCTGTACTTCGTGACTTCCTTAATTGCCGACCGGACATTCGATGGGATCAGAGGCTTGATGGTGGTCTTAAGATACGATCTCATTTCGCAGGCTTCCCATCCGCCGATTGATCCGGTTCCGCTTGTACCGGCTGTCCTCGATGGATTCATCCTGTGATCAGTTTTCAGCAGCTCCTTACTGATCCATGATGTCTTTGCCGTGCCTCCCGCTGCGAGCGTGTCTTTGTTCAGGCCGACAATCTGCATATTCACGACACCTTCAGTTCCAAGATCCAGCGGTTTATAGTTACCCGGTTTATAGCTGAATGTTCCACTGGCAATATTGGCAAGGATGGTATCCCAGCTATCGGTAATCTCTTCGTCGTACCATACCTGCGGTTCCTGGAACTGCGCGTAACAGGACGTATTCCCATGAATGTTCGTCGGGGACGGTGACCATCCGTTGAAGGTGTATTCTTCTGGATTATCCACACCTGTCTTAACCGGGGTACTGCCTGTATAAGTCGCACTTCCACCTTTCGCTACTCCGGTGACGGTCTGTAACAGCGTCGAGCCATTATAGAAATATACAGTGTAAGTAACAACGTAGGACGCCGTATACGTCACATTGCCGGTCACATTGCTGACAGCAGGTGTCCATCCCTGGAATGCCCCGCCTCCGGATGTCGGATTCTGCGGCGTGCTGCCGTTATACTGTGGTGTGCTGCCATATGGCACGTTGTTGTCTGTTTCCAGCGTTGTTCCGTCACTGTTCTTCCATGTGACGGTATAGGTCTGGACTGTACGGCTATAGGCTGCATACAGTGTTGTATCCGCTTCCATTCCGGTTGTCGGTCCCGCGATCGGATATTCTGCTGCCTGCGCGTCCTGCATACTGTTCCAGCCGACTGCCGTATAGGTATACTGTGCTGTCTGCGTTCTGGCCGGGATTGCCGGTGCTGCTTCCTGAGGCACGCCATCCAGACAGGTGACCGTCTTGATCGTGCTGCTGCCATCGTAGGACTTATACGTCAGGTAGCTCGTGACGTGATCCGCTACTACTTTGATATATGGGTACCGGGCATTGAATGCCGCGATCTCTGCCCCTGTCAGTGCACTGGTGTGGATCGTGCCGGACACCTGTGCTGTGTCGGTGTTGTTCCCGTTTTCATCGAGGCCACGCATGGTATCAAGCAGGTCAAAGATCTGGGAAATTTCCGTTGCTCCGGTTGCTTCCCACGCAACTCCGGTGAGACGAACACGGGTAGCTGCCGGGATTTTATGGAGAATGTCCCTTTCATCGACAGAACTGTTTTCGATTCTCAGTGTCGTAATATTGTTGTATGACGCCACCGTCAAGTCCGTGATTTTCGTCTGGTCGATAATGGTCAGATTTCTGGTCGTTGCCGGAAGATGAACAATGCGCAGCACTCCGCCTCTCGGTAACGTTACTCCTGTAACCTGAGTTCCGTCAAAATAGACTTCTTCAAGTATTTCGCATCCGGATAAGTCTACCGTTTTCTGATCACCAGTTCCCAGGGCAGTACAATTCCGGACATCCAGTGTCTTCAGGAGGACATTGCTTCCAAGCGTCAAATTATTGAGATTCTGGTTTTCATAAGATGGCGACGCGTCACCAAGTTTGATGGACTGAAGCCTTGTTGCCATAGAGAAATCAGCAAATCCGACTTTTAATCCGGACAGATCACCAACACTTGCCAGCTGCGGTGCGGAATAAATATAGATTTCCGTATCATTAACAGAATCCAGTGGACAAGCCAGCGTGGTTGGCACACCATGCGTCCCTCTCGCCTGTACCAGATAGGAAGCATATTTGATTGTTGGATAAATGTCGGCATACGGCGTAACTGTGATATCTGCTTTCGCATAACCGCGGAGCTGAATCACCTGCGCGAGAGCGTCACCGGCATTCCATTTACTGTCCTTATATTTGAAACGATTGATCAGCCACCACTTCCGCTGTTCTTCTTTGCTGCCCTGATCCATCGGCAGATAAACGGCTGTCGCTTCCTTGCCAGGATCCGGGGCGATCAGCGGGCAGATATATTTA